AATGCGCTGAATATTACGGAAGCGCTGCTGGACGGCGCTATTATAGCCAAGTGCATTTGTTGTATTACCGGTATTGAAAATGACAGAGAAATTGTATCGGTTTTCGGTATTATTTGATAGCCAATTACGGTCAGAGCTTGTAATGAAGACATTGTATTCGGTTTCGCGGTACTTGACAACGTCCTCCTGGGGGATGATGTAGTCTTGCGGGCGCGGGGCTAATAATGGCGGCGGCGGGTCGGCTTGGGGAGGGATAGGCTGGGTGGCAGAGGGCGGAGAGTCCTCCTGAATCTCCATACGGGGTGGGAGTACAGAGCCCGCCCCCGCCTGCGCGGATTCAACCTTTTTGTTCGGAAAGGCAGGTGCAGGTGGGGCAACAGGAATACCAAGGGCACGGGCTTGGTCTTCACGCTGTTTCTGGGCGCGCTGCATCAGTATTACGGGGTCCTCATCATCATCAAGATCGGGCGCACGGAAATCGGGGGGAATACCGACCTGGGGGATAGGGATAGGCGCACGCGCCGCCATCATATTATCGTAACGGGTGCTAGTATCCTGGAAGAGTCGTGTTACGTCTTCACCGCGGGGATAGGTACCAACCGATACCGTGGTGGGCGGTTGGGCGGCTTGCTGCTTACGTAGCCAGGAATCCATAGATGTTTCAGTTTCACGAATCACTTCGGTGGCGAGCGTATTTGCCGGCTTATCCTGTCCCTGGACGCGTACAACCTCTGTCATAAAGTGCTGAGTATACTTTTGTAGTTTTTCGTCGACCTTTTGGGGCAGCGCCGAAACACCCATCTTCTTCGCATAGCGTGTACGTAAAAATCCTACGATTTTGGAGTAATTTGCTCCGTTTAGAAACAAGTTCTGTTGCGGACCGCTCGGTCGTCCGGACATCTTTCTAAACTATCAACATATATCGTAAAATCCGAACAGAACGCTCAAAACTTGTCAGATACAAAGTGTTTTTACTGCCTCTTCGAGTGCCCCTTTTCGTGGCTTCTCTTCGGCAAATATAACGTCACGAAACCGATTCATACGGTCATCGTCTATCACGTTTTTACAAACAGTTACAAAGTCTTTGCCGCTCAACAGGCATATAAGTACAAATAAGGAATACATACCACATTCGGAGCCTTTCCGTTGATGACGAATGTCATTGTAATAAATATTTTTACAGCCTTGGTCTTTACAGCGCTTAAGAAGACGCGAAATTTCATCGGGAGGTTCATAACCGTACGAATCGAAATAGTATGCGTTGCCCTTTTCAAGGTCGATAAAGGCGCTGACCCAGTGCGAGCCCGGCTCATCGTGGGGGTCAAGATTGAAAATGACGCCGATCTTTGTTTTCCCCTTACGAGCCGATTCTTTCAAATCGAGCCGGCATAATTCGTTGACGATACACTTTCCCCACGCATTTTCGTCTTTTGCGTCAAAGTCAATAGGGACAGGTCCAATAAATTCAAAAAACGGGTAGGCGGCTTCATACTGTTTCATAACGTCTTCGATATTGTAACTATCAAGCCAATCGGTGGGTTTCTTATCCCATTTTTTGGGCTTTTCAGGCTTGAAATACCCTTTTAAGTCTCGTTTCTCATTGTCAGATAATCCAGGTATTTTCTTAATAGCACAGAATTCGGTTTCGCATTTGTAATGGGACTTCATCTTTTCACGAAGTTGATTCCATAAATACGAATTGGTAGACTTTCCAACTTTTCGTGTCTTTTGGATGATTATTTTATTCCGGGGATGCGTCTTATTCCACGTACGTATTAGGCGTTCAATTGCTGTACTTGGTAAACACGTCTCGCCGCCCCGGCGATGTAACGCAGGGTTACACTGAAAGACTGAAAGTCTATCATTCACTTGTGCCGCGTCGCCACCAGTAGACATTCTCCTTATTATTACGGTTAGAAAAAGATAGACCATTGTAAATGGACTCGTCCGCATCGTGTAGTGCGTCGTCTGCGAATAAAAGACGCAGACATGGTGATCCCGTCATTAAAGATGTCTTTTTTACGCGGTTCTTTGTACCTTTAATTGTATCTATTTTGATATTGTGTGGAATTGCGGTTATTATATCAACTCCGCCCGGCACAGGTGTAAAATGGGATACATTCGCAACCGCTTTTGGGGATACAGTAAAAGCGGCAGGGAAGATTGGAGGCAGGCGCCGATAAACTTGATATATAATAGAGTATGTCGTTTAATGCGCCGTTCGCAATATCAATAGGTGTCTGTGGTATGTTAGCAGTGATTGCGGGTGTAACATATGGTACACTTCTACCGAAGGATTCCGCACAAAATACTAAACTTTTAGCAATTGTCACGGTGTTTAGCTTTGTAGCATCACTTATTGCATACGCTCTAGCATTATACCATTTCAGCCATAATCCAGGTCAGATGATTCAATTTATACTTGGCATCGTCATGATTGTAATCTTACCGTGCGCGCTAATATCGGCAAGCATTAGCACGATTACTATCAGTAATTTACGGGATACATTGGCGGCAGGCAATTGATAATAGATTCCGCCTAAACAAATCGCTTCATATTAACTTTAATACGATGAAACGGCTTGATATACCTTTTATGTTTATCGGTCCTGCGGGCTCCGGTAAAACAAATGAATTACGAAGGTTGATTGAAACGGAGAATAAAGGAAAGATTACGTATCCGATGGAAACACGTACATTTACGATTGGTGATAGTTATGAAGCCCGCGTCTTTACGAGTCCGTACCATTTTGAAATTGATATTCCGAACTTATCGATGCAAGATAAGCAGATTATTGGCGATCTTTTGACAAGTTTCTTTTCGAGTGGTGATGTACTCAATAGTCTACGGTCCTCTTCTCGCAAACTTGTTATTCTGAGACGCGCACATAGTCTTTCCCTTGCAGCAGCGATTCGTGTGCGGGCAATTCTTCAACAGTTTGTCCTACCACCCGAAGCGGCAGGGATGCTTTGGATAACGGCGCGTGAAATGACGGGTCCATTAGCCCTTCTTGATGACGCATTTGTACGCTATCGTATGCCCCGTATGTCGTTCCAAGATTGGCAGTCCAAAGTCCCCCCACTATTCGCAACACACATTGCGTACGATAAATGTGAAGGGCGACCGGAACGCATCGATGAAATTCAGATATATTTACCAGGACAAGTTCCCGCTAACTGGCCGCGGCGTATTCAGGATTTCTACGATGAAATGATTGCCTTGCTTATCCAAAACGCCCGTACAACCCGAAAGCCCGATCTTAAGGTAGTCCAATGGTTACGTAGTATTGTATATCAAGCCCTCAGTTTCTGTCAGACGGGTCCTGAGATTATTGATAGTTGCGCGGCGGCGATTCAACGTCAACATACTCTTCTTGAGCCACACGTGTTCTGGCTGGCGATGAAGTCCCTGACAACCGCCGAGCCGCATACATCGTACCGCACACCACTGTCGCTCGAATCGGCAGTACTGTTTCTGTTCGAAACGGTGCGAACCCATTCAAAGCCGCTTCCAAAACCGATACAAATACCAATACATAAAAAAGACACACCAGTACAAAATGAATCCGCCAGCGGAGTCGGCGTTGGCGCTGCTCCAGTCAGTCCAGCAGCCCCCATTGAAACCGCAAAGGCAGCCCCAGCCGCTAAGCCCGCGCGAGTTCGACGAAGCAAAAAGGCAGATAGCTAGTGGCTGGGAGCAGCAGACCATATTCTCATTGTTAGACAACCCAGCAACCCAAGGGCTCAAATATGAACTTTGGCAGGGAAGTACGCTGTATTTGATTACACCGGTCTTAGGCAAGGCAACCGAAGTCGCACGAACGGTGGATGCTATTCTTACATGGTTAGGCGCAGCACCAGGATTTAATATTTATGTATGGTTTCGCGACGACCCAAGATATATCAAGGCGAATCAGTGGCCGACAAAAGCCCAGGTGAACGGCGGATGGACGATTGTTGGCACGCCAAATATTGTAATTTATCGTAGTGAGGAATGGGAGCGGGTACTGATTCACGAAATGATTCACGCAATGAAGTGGGACTGGAAAGTTGGACCGTCACCGGCACCGTGCTGGAAGATGAATAAGACCGATAAACTGAATCCGCATTTGTTTGAGGCGTGGACGGAGTTGTATGCAGAATGGTTAGCATGTGCATGGTATGGTAGATTGTGGGCAAGACAACGTAAGTGGCAGGACTTTCAGGCAACGCAACTTTTAGCAAGAGCAACGCATAAATGGGAAGAAAATACAAGTGTATTTGCGTATTATGTGTTGAAAGCGGCTTTAGCCCCCCATTTTGAATTTTTATGGGTCTTTGGTAATGGCAAAACATCTCAAGAAAAACAATATGTTATGTGTGGATTAGTGACACCAGAATTGGACCGTCTACGCACTCAAGCAAAGCACACTGTTCCAAAAGACATGAGTTTACGAATGAGTGTTCCAGATGTGCTTGAGGGATTCAAACGATGAAAAAATTGACCCTTCTACGCCCAAACCGACGTTTTGACACACCGAAACTCTAAACTTCTTAGAATTCCTACTTTCTTACAATGGGTATCCGCGGACTTACAGGCTGGATACGATGGGCGGCACCGAAAGCCATTAAAGCGCCCGTATGGGCTTCCTACAAAAACAAGCGTGTCGGCATCGACATTCTTGGCTTCCTTTACAAGGCGAAAGCCAATAAAACACATCCAATTACTTACATTGCGCACCTGATTGCGAAATGTAGGGAATACAATATTATACCGGTACCGGTCTTTGACGGCAAGCCGCCAGATGAGAAGCGCGAGAC